AGTTTGCAGATGGTATTGCAGGAGCCATAGGATCTTTCTTAGGTGCACCTCTTGATTTATTAAAATCACTAATACTTGGTGGATTTAAGATGGTCGGAATCGGCGTTAAAATGAATGACAAAGGAGAACTCGTTGAAACTGAATTCATGGAAATGCTTCAAAAGTTTAAGATTCAAGATGCAATTGCTGCCATACCAAACGCAATACGTGGTATTTTTGAATTTATAGGAGATTTTATAGCTGATCCTGTAGGAGTAGGGCAAGCAGTTTTAAAAACTGTAGTAAACAGTCTTAAAGATTTTTTCTTAAATGCTGTAAAATTTATTATAAGCAAGTTTCCATTGATGTCAGCTGTGGCACCTGACTTTTTGAAGACAGAAGGCCAGAAAAAAATCAGTGATCTTCAAGAACAAAAAAGATTATTAACAGGTGAATTGACTGGTCGAATGGAGGGCATGCGGCTAGCGGGTGGCGAAAGCAAACGTATAATGCAACTTAGAGAAGCTGAAAAACAAAAAAAAGAAATCGAAAGAATCGAAGAGATGTTGAGAACTGGCAACTTCGAAAAAAGTATATTTGGTAGAGGTATCAATTCTGCAGAAGAAGCTCGAACTAGATTAGCTCAGTTGCAACAAGCCCAAGAAGTTACATTTAAAAACATAAGAAATTTTTCAGCTGCATCACAGCAAATAATTACTATGACAGATCAATTACGTAGAACTGAAAGAGACATTGCAGAACTTGCAGTTGCTCTAAAAAATAACCCTAATTTAGTGGTTGATAATAAAGATTTAAGTAGTACAACTAATAATAGTTATACTAATTCTCAAGCTATGATTGCTGCTGATAATTTAGGGTTCAACACACAAAATTTTGAATTTAGACCTGTAAGGTAATTAATAATGTGTAGGGAGGACTTGGGTTTCACCTCCAACTAGGTCGACAAAGATACCATTCTTCTCATACCCCTAGAACTTGTTCCCGCTCGGGAGAGCGATGTGATCCTTACTCGCTAAAGCTTGAACCTGGCTACCACGCCTGAACAATCAAGTTACGCCTCTTGGTAAGACGCGTTTCCTTGCACTACACCATTTGGTCCGTCGACCAAAACTGAATTCGTAGTGAGGGACTGACCGTGGTCCCTCGCGCGTTTATTAAGTAACGACCCTTTCATTTAGCCTTCTTGTGCTAACTTTGCAAAGTAAGACATTGTATCGTCTTCTTCTTTCTCTTCTTTAACAAGAGTATCAACACTTTCGACATTTGCTGCTGCCATAGGTGCAGCTGTTGGTTGATTCATTTGTGCCTCTTGCCTCATAGACATTTCACCTAATGAATCTGTATTTTCACCAAGAACTCTTTGCAGTTTTGCTTTGAGTTCGTCATAAGTTTTGTAGCTTTTAGGATCTACAAACTCATCGAGTTGGTGCATCGTATCGTACACAGTTTCGAGCTTTGCTTCATCTGCATCATATAGAGATGATGCTTTATCAAACTCTGATTTGTCGTAGTTTCTATAACCTTCGACGTTTCTTATTTTAAGTTTGAAGTTTGCACCTTCCCAAAAATCAAATGGATTTACTGGCTCTTCATCTGCAAATTGTGGTTGCATTACATCCATGATTTTATCAAAGATCTTTTTACCAAATTTAAAGAGAAACACTTTACCTTCTGCGTCTGGATTTGCAGAGTCTTGAAGAACTAAGATGTTAGTCACATAATGTAATCTTCTTTTCTGTGTTCGAGCTCGATCTTTATCAGACTCGATACCTGTATTCCATAGACGAGAGTTAAGTTCACCGACTGGGTCAGGTTGACCGATAGAAGTTAAAGAGTTTTCAATATACCATAATCCTGTTGGCCCTTTAAAGCCATGATCCCAATATCTAACCCATGGAAGTTCTTGACCTTCCATCGCTGGAAGAAACCTAACAACAGCGTAACCATTACCAGCTTTATCAACTGTTGGTTTCCATATTCGTTCATCTGCGTAGGATTTTTTTTCGCCTCCACCAGATGTGGCTTCAGCTGCTTGAATTAGTTTAGATATTTGATCTTTATTACGTTTTAAATTTTGAAATGACATTGTATATCCTTATATAACTGAAATATTAACTGTATTATTATACACTGTATTGAAACAAATGTACATCTATTTATACACATTAATCGGCAAATGCACTATCTAATGTGTTTAGTTTAGGTAAAAAGTTTAAGTTCATCGCTTCAGCTTCTACTTTGCTTTTGATGATCGGTGAAACAAACTTCTTAACATCTTCTGGATCAATACTATTCTTTTCGCAAAGATGTAGTATCGCATCCATATAATTTATACCAAGCTCACTTACTGTTCGCTCTATAAGCTTGGTAAATTTACTCTTAGTTAAAAATTGATCTTCTATTATCATTTATTAACAGTCCTCAATAAAATTGTATTATCATTCATTCTACCATTTGGTGAAGTCACTTTAGTCTTTAAGACTTCTGTCCAAGCTTTGTCAACTTGATTTGGTGTCTTCGTCATAACAGTTTGAATAAACCCGAGTTGAGATGATCTGAGTGTGCATTCTCGACTTAATTCTTTATCAAAGTTTTTAATGGTACTACCACTGATGATAAAGCCTTTAGGATCTTGAGTAACATACTCAGCTAACCTCTTATATTTAGTATTGAAGACAAAGAGTCTTACACTACCAATTACATTCAAAGGATTAGTTGAAACCAACTTAAACGTCGCATCTTCTTTTTGATATTTAAGTTTTGCTACCTGTTTGATAGCAGATTGTGGCTTTTTAATCCTAACTTTTCGTAAAGACTTTGTAGCTGACTTGATTTTATCTAAGTCTTCTAACATTGCTTTACATTCTGCGACACGACGATTGAGTTCAGGCTTTTTCAAATGTGAATAACCTTCAACAGCGTCAGCACATCGTTTAAGATAGGCATCCTCATAATCTAGTAGCCATCCCTCAATCATCGTTCTAACGGGAATAGTAGCAGATCCACCTAACCCGTGTAACTTGAATTGATTATATACATCGAGACTTGTCTCTTGTCCATCAATCCATTCATCTTCTAAAGTTAAAAGGTCTTGCATAATCGTTTCATTAATCTTATTCTGCAATCTTTGCATAGGTGATAATGTAACAACATTGCCTTTTAATTTCTTTTCGAATTCTTTTTCTTTTATAATCCTAGCGCCATCAAGATTAATCTTACTTAAATAAGTTTTAAATCCTTTAAGGTACTGTTGAAATACTTCGCTATCGTATTTTTCGTCAGTCTTTACAAGTTCTGACCAATAAGCTGTTGCTCCATGGTGTGTGAACATGCTAAAAGAATATTCAGGATTTGCTAGTATGTTTTTAGCATCTACCTTTTTGAAGTTCTTCTTGACGAAAGAACGTGTTAAATCACTAATATCTTTCTTATCGACATCTTCGTGAAAGTATCTTATTACATGTTCGAAACCTTTAGCGAAAGGTACTGCACCGATTCCACTTTTTGAAACTCGAGCTGCTGTTCTTTTTAATTTTTTCTTCTTCATTGCCATTATAAATTTCTCCTCATTTAAACAATATAGTATATTCTACCACATAAAAACTGTAATGTACATGCTTTTTTTCAATTATTTTCCTGTGGCTCCAGGTATTTTATCACTTAGATCAGGCATAATTGCTTCGACTTGAACCAAAGGTGTAGTAGTCGTATGATCAGTATAATCACCATCGCTTCTAAACTGTCTTGTGATCACTTCTTTGTGCAGCATTCCATCTTTGATTCGATAGTTTATAAGTTCTTGCTTGATAACGCCATCGTTATTTTCTACTGCCGTTTTTAACGGGCCTTCTTTTAATACCATCATTTTTCCCATCTGTAAAATATATGTGATTCTATTCTTGTTGTTCTTGTTTTAGTTTTAGCCCATGATGGCCTAACATAAGTAGCATGATAGTGTGTTGATCCTTCTGTGAGATCATAAGCTATTCTTCCTGAATATACTATTCTTGCGTAATCCATAGCTTTAAACCACTGCTTACTATCTTTATTAGGTATATCGGACTTACCATCACAGTACCAACTAAACTGACATCTATGTCTAACTGGATGCTCTTTAGTTGGATCCTTCCATGAAGGTCTATGTTCTCCTTGATAAACGACTTCGCAAACTGTATTTGGAAATCTGCTATCCTGTACTCTATTCATAACTACTTGGCCAACTGCTACTTGACCTACCATAGATTGATTCTTCGCCTCCCAATACATATTGAGTGCGAGACACATTACTGCTTCTGCAAACATTAGTTTCTCCTCATTGTTGCATAATCTTTTGGATTGCCATCTTTAGTAACTGGCACAAGATTTGATTTATGCATTGTTGCAATACCTTGAATAAAGGTTCCTGTATATTGCTGAGCTCTCTTACGAGACCCATTGTTTGGAACTGAATCTGAAGTTTTTGCTGTACTTCTTATATTTTCTTTATAGTCAGGAATATCGTGTATCCCTTTGTTTGATTCAACTCCAGTAATGCCCATCTTTTTTAAGAACTTTTCATGTTCTTGATGGGCCTTATCTTGCTTTCGCGAAAATTTACGCTTACGCTTACGACTGTGTTTAGTAGTTGTAAAGTATACTGGTAAAAGATGCATAGTCATGGCTTAATCCCAATCATTATCCATAGCCATAGTATCACGCATCGCATCGCCATAATGCTCGTTGGCATATTTAGATGCATCAGTGTAATGATATGGATTTGCGCCATTATCGTATTTATCTAAGTACAATGTTTCAGATAAACGAACTTTAGAATTTCGTTGTATCTTCTTTGTAAGCTTCTTTGAAAGCTTTCGTACTAATGCGATTCTCTGTTTATTTGTCAATTCTTTAGCCATAATATCCTCCTATTAAATAAGCTAACCATAATGTAAAAAGCGACAGTATTGTCACGTAAGTTTTTTGAAATAACAGCCATAGCCCAACCAAGATAAAGAGGAGAAAAATAAGGGGTTGGGCTGTGGCCTCAACGTATAGGAATGAAATGATGCTATTAAATGTGTCCATCATGATTTGTTTCCTTACGTTATCCTAAGATTCCTTCTTCAGCTTCTCTGTCTTGCAAGTGAATCATAAATTCAGCTGCTAAGTCATAAGTAGTTGAAGGAAATCTATCAACCATTTTTTGAGCTAAGGTTTTCTTTTGCTCATCTGACATCCCGATTAAGATGTCTATTACGTTTTTATAATCAAAAATATCCATGTTTTTCTCCGTTAATTTGTTTATCTTGATACCATCCTACCTCAACGGGCTATAATTGTACATGCTTATTTTTATTTTTTTCTTCTTTTTTATCTTTATGTGATAAATATGTCACAAGTATCCACGGAGATAAAACGTATAAGACTCCTAAAATATACAAACTAATTAATATTCCTATCTGATCCATTATATAACCTCTGTTAGCGAAGACGTTATGATCTCTACATCTTCAAATGGTACTACTAAAGTCCATTTGTTAGCAGTATCTTGAAGCTCATAGAGTTCTTTTGCAGTATCACGCTTCTTGAGTGTACCAACTCTTTCAAGTATTTTGTAACCAACAACTGGTAAATCAGCTAAACTGTACATCCCACCTGGACGACCAAACTCATCTACTGGAAATTTATATTTGTATTTACATTTCATCTTCTTGACTCCTTTTTTCCTTGTTGTC